AAAACCAGAAGCCAGAATGATGATGTGTTCATTTGCAAACATGGAATCAATTCATCAACACGCATATAGTTTACTACTGGATACTGTAGGTATGCCGGACATAGAGTACAAAGCATTTGCAGAGTATGAAGAAATGTCTGACAAGCACGAGTATATTAATGATATTAAAACTACTCGCAAAGATAAAAAAAGTATTGCAAAAACTTTAGCAGTCTACTCAGCTTTTACAGAAGGATTACAGTTGTTTAGTAGCTTTGCAATCTTGTTAAACTTTCCAAGATTCGGTAAGATGAAAGGTATGGGACAGATAGTAACCTACTCTATCCGTGATGAATCTATGCACGTAGAAGCCATGACTAAATTATTTAGACAGTTTATAAAAGAAAACATAGACATTTGGACAGACGAATTTAAGAAAGAAATTTATGATATATGCCGACAAATGGTGACATTAGAGGACAAGTTTTTAGATTTAGTATTTGAAATGGGAGACATACAAGGTTTAAGTAAAGAAGATATGTATGCGTATAACAGGTATATAGCTGATAGAAGATTATTACAATTAGGTTTAAAAACAAACTATGACCAAAAAGATAATCCTCTTACATGGCTAGATGAAGTAATGGGAGTTGAACATCAAAACTTTTTTGAAGGTAGGGCTACATCTTATATGAAAGCAGGTCTTCGTGGAAGGCAAGATAAAATAACATTTACAGGATTAGAATCATGACCACAAAAAGAAAAGAAGCTAGACTTCTTGCATACAGTTTATTGTATGATAAAACAGGTAAATTAGTAACTGAAAGAGTTTCAACAGACATCACAAAACTAAAAAAGTTTTTGACAAAAGAAGATTATGTTTTATTGACAACGATTGTTAGAGAACTGACTGTTCATCTAGATACAATTCATAATAAAATTGAAGCTCATTTAAATGCTAGAAAAATGGATGCTTAGAAAAAAGAAAAATATAACACTAAGCCTGTCCAGAATGATAGACATCCCCAACAAACTTTATCTAATAAGGTCATAGTTTCTCTCCGATACACCTATATTATATACTCTGATTTGAGTTTGTCAAGTCTATCCGGCTAAAGGATTCTTATTTTCTTCTTTAAATATTTTAATGTCAGTTTTTACACTTTCGATATCAGCTTTCATGCCTGAGATATCAGATTTAATTGAATCAATATTATTAAGTTTAATTAAAACAGTTTCATCAATAGTTTTATTTATGTAAGATACTGAAGTTTCTAGGGCTTCGATTCTCTTTTCAATTTCACCTAACCCATCATCGGTCTCTTTAGCTTGTTGAGCTTTTGCTTCTAGGTTTTCTATCCTATTAACATAAGTAGCTCCAGTATATCCAAACCCTGCAAGAGTTCCAATAATACCCATCAACGCAATAAACTGTGTTGTTTTATTTTGTAACCAATCCATAATGTCCTCCTATAAGTTTGGTTGTAATTCTTTTAATCTTGTCAAAGTTTGTATGCTTTGACCAGCTAATCCATAAAATGCTTCAATGTTATCATTGATAGTATTAGTTGTATAGATTGCTGTTGGCTCATACCATTGAGTTTGGTCTGGTATGTAAACTGTTGCATAGCTGTTAAAATTAGGAACAAATCCCATGTATGCTATAATTTTATCTTCCGAACCATACTCTCCGGTTTCTTCTTGTTTAGTTTCTACTTCTTCTTGTGCTTGTTGTAGATTATTAGCTATGATGTTTTCTACCAGTTGTTGAGAATCTGCATCATTAGCTTGATTACTTATCGATACATCTAGGTTGTCTTGAATACTTTGTGAGGTCGTAGTATTATTAGCTACTGATGTTGTCGTGACACTACTTATATTAGAACTCATAGTGCTTGTTGTAGTTGTAGTTGTTGTGGTAGTTGTCATGTCTAGTATTTGATTAGTTTGTGCAGTCGATGAATTAAACTGGTCCGAAATACTTGGAGAGTTAGAAAGACTATTTGTTGAGCTAGATGATGTTGAGCCGGACATACTTGAACTAGCTGCTCCAGTTGTTGATGTATTTCCATGAACAGTTGTATATACACTATCTCTAGCAGTTTTATATGTACTACTAACTACTCGTAGTGCCATTTCTTTTGTTATAGAACTTTTACCTTCTTGTTCTTCAATAACTTCTTCTTCTGTATCTTCATTACTTTCTTCTTCTAGTTCTTCTTCTATGGATTCCGATTCGTTTTCTAAAATTTCTTCTTCTAATTCCTCTTCTCTGTTCCCATGCTGTCTTTCTTCTTCTATCCATTCATCTAACTCTTCCATAGTTTCAAACTCTACAATCCTTGCAGGTTCTTCAAAATCTTCTAATAAAAATGTTTCTTGTAATACAAACTCATTTAAGAGTGCATCTTCTATTCTAGGTAGCTGGTCTATTTGTCTACCTTCTAAATCTTCAAAAGCTAGTAATACTACAAACTCTTCTTGATGTTGCTCGTGTCGCATAGATTCTGGCTCAAACAAATCAAACTCCTCTGGAAAAGTGTCATACTCTTCATCAAGAAATATAGGTTCTAAGAATACTTCTTCTTCAAAAATGTCATACAAAGTGTCATACTCTTCAAAATCGTCATACCCAAAATGTTCTTGCTCGTCTCTAAATATTCCACTAGCAAACTGCTCTTGTTCATCTACAAAACCATAGTCAACCATTTGCTCGTCAAAGAATGCAACAGATTCTTCTTGTCTGTATCCACGACAAAATGGTGCATACTGTGGGTCTAGGTCGCATTGTAAATCATCATAAGCTTCCCAATATCCCGGACAGTTTGTATCATTTAGAGGATTACTACAGTCTAAATTATTACCAGAACCTGCTCCATACAATGAACCACCATTCTCTAGTAGTGTGTTAAAACTAGAATTATTCCAATCAACATTGACACAACTTGAGCTGTTAGTTGTACCTGTATTACATTCATCATAAAATAAATATTGATAGTAAGTATTAGAATCTTTTTGTTCTCCTATCAAGACATCATGTTTATTAATATTAAGTGCACCATATCTAAAATCAAAACTAGAGTTGGTCCAAAGTATTACTTCAAAACTGTTATCAGAGCCACTACGATTATACTCACGCATATCATACCAGCCAAAGACTGTCTTATCACTAAAGTTTTTTGCTAACATCTTAGATTGATTATCTCTAATAAGGTCAGTCCAGAATGGAAAAAGTGTGTAGTTATATTGTGGAAGAGGGTCAGGTGTATAATCACCACAGTAATTATTATAATTAATATTACCTGTACCTAACCCAAAATGAAGACATCCATTCGTAGCCATACGAGCAGATGTAAATTGTTGGTCGTAAAAATTAAATGTAAAGTCTAAATTAAATGCAGACGATAATTGGTCGTCTCCAGCATTTAAACTCGTAGTTCCGGTTTGATTTGTTAAGTCTATTAAAGACTGATTGCTTTCATAAATGTATTGACTAGCAAGATTAAAACTTAAACAAAGAACTGCTATTTGCCATAAAATTCGTCTATGCATTGTCCTTTTGTTTTTGTTTTACTAATTACAACTTTACTAAATAATCCTACAACATCACGTTTTATTCTATCTCTCTTAGGATTTGATTCTTGTGTGCATTGTGCTATAAATTCTTTTTTAGCATCTGCTTCATCTGGTCGTGCACTAGGATTTTCTTGCCATGCAATAGTTGCTTCTTTACCAATCTTACCTTTATAAGGACAAGGTGTTCCTGCCATTGACATAGCTTTGAACACTCTTTCATCTTGACAAAGTAAACTAACTGAAGCAACTTTCATACCCATATCGTAGAGATATTTACTAAGTTTTAATCGTTCACAGTTTTCATCGACTATTGTTTTACCACCTGATAAACCTATCACTTGACCAGAGAATGCAGCCGAAGCTCCTACTCGGCATATATCCTGCGAATAACTCATGATACTTGGTGCAATAGCAGAAGCAGGAGGTGCTTTACTTTTTACGTTTTGATTAATAGTTTGCACACTACTAGATTCATTAATGTTTCTATTTGTATTATTACTAACTGTATTATTATTATTTTGATTTACATTATTAGTATTTACATTAGATTCAGACTCTGATTTATTAATGTTTGTATTCGTTGACGTATTAACATTAGTATTGTTAGAAGTTGTCGTATTATTTACATTTTGATTTACAGTAGAGTTTACTGTAGAAGTTGATGTAGATGTAGACGTATTGACGTTATTATTGTTGTTAGTACTGGTAGAAACACTGCTAGATGTATTTGTATTATTGTTATTATTGGTTGCAGTACTGAAGTTTGTATTTGTATTAGTGCTGACATTTGTATTAGTATTTACATTTGTGTTATTATTTGTGTTAGTATTTGTATTGTTATTAGTATTAACATTAGTATTATTATTAGTATTTGTGTTGGTAGTCGTTGTAGTATTAACTGTTGTTAATGCATTGTCCTCATTATATTGAGTACCATCTTGACCATACGCAACATTAACTAACCCTAATGATAGCATTAATAACATTAGTTTTTTCACTTCTTTTCTCCTCCGGGTTTTTTAGAGCTATTAGTATATAAACCAAACCAAGCAGCACCTGCTCCGACTACTACTGAAATTAATCCTGACTGTTGCATTGTTGGGTCTTGTAAATCCATAAACCAAAATGTAACATAGTATAAAAGATACATATAAATACTTAGAAAAGCTCTAGGTATTATTCTCCAGCTATCTACAGCTTGAGCAATAAAGATAAGTTTTTGATAAGGGTTATCATTCTTTTCGTCTTCTAACTCTCTTATCCTGTCTTTTAACTCTGACTTTTCTTGTAGTAAAGCCATGAATTTATTAAGGTCAATCTCAACCTCATTTCTATCCATATCTCCACCAAACCTACCCGGTGGTGGGTATCCTCCATTACTCATTTGTATCTCCTATTTTTTTACTAAACTACCACCAAAGTACATACCAATAATAGCTGATACGAGGTTGGTATCTAATTGTGTTATTACTAAACCTTTAAAAGTTATCCATTCAAATACTTCTCTACCATCCGTAAAGAATAAAAATCCCGGATTAAATACAGTATAACCGACTGTTACATCAACATCTGGATAATAAACTGCTACTAATTTAGGTAGTATTACTATTGCAAATATTGACGACAATGCTATAATACGTCTAGTCCATTGAAACCCTGCATTCTCTACATTTCTAGCAGCATCTACAGCTTTTAGCTGAAACTCTCCACGAGTTATTAACATTTTTTGTTCGTCTTGTTTAGCCTTCATACGTTGAGACCACAAACTTAACAAACTACTTATCAAAGTAGAGCCTAACATTGTTATTATCTCAAAAGGGAACATATTATTTATCCAAAATTAGTGTTGTTTCAAGTAATTCATTTACAGAGTCAATTAAATATTCTGGTATATCAGATGCTAAAATATCATCAATATTATAAGCTTTCATATAGTGCTCAAGCAAAGTTTCATATAAAGGTCTAAATTCTTCTAGCTGAATCCATGGTTCATTAGATTTAGTTCTAGCCTTACAATCTATTCTATAAGCTTTTTCTAGTTGTGCTTCTGTATAAAGTAACATTATCGTTGTTCTAACACCACTTGTTGTAATTCAACACTACGTCTACCAACTTGATAAAACCATCGACTATCTTGCATTTGTCTAGCCATTTCATCCCAGTTATGTTCTCTACAAGCCTTTAACATATTTCGAAACTTAGAAAGTCTTGTACCACCTAAATTAAAACACATATTAACTAAAACGTGCTGAATAGGTTCTGGTAAATTAAAAAAGTCTTCTTGACTTCCAAATACATGAATCGCTTCAGCATAATGTTTATCAAAGTCTATTGTATAATATTTATCTACAACATCTTGAGATACCGGTGTCCCTACTTCCCAATTATATTCAAGGTCATATGGCTGACATAAATGACCAACTCCTAGAGTTTTATAGCCTAAACTATCCATATAAATTTCTAGGACTTCGCCTTCGTGTCTTTTAATCTCTTCTTTACATTGTTCGATGTTCATCGTTCTTCCTCATCTTCCATAATAAAACCTGCTTGTTCATCATAAGGAATACCAGTCATTTTATCAATTCGTTCATCTGGTTCATCTTTAACATTAGAAACATTCGTGACTATACCACCTTTAAATTTAGCTTCTCTTATTCCATAGTATTTATAAAGTAAAGGAGTTGGTTGTTTTTCTTCTTTACCTCTTGCTAAACTTCTAAGTCGTTTTTTAGTTCCATCCCCAAAGATAGTATCATAAGCTGCATATCCCGGTAAATTTGTAACTCCTATTTCAGCTAAACCTTTACGATATAAAATTCCATCAATAAAATCTTGAGGTAGTGGACCAGCAAAAGTTTTTAAAAAACTTGCAAGGTCTCCAGTATTTCGTTCTTGCTCATTTCCATATCTATAAGCATAATCAAATGGACCTAAACCACCCCAACGTCTAACTGCATCTTGAATAATTTCACCATCAGTTTTTCTTTTTCCAGTTTCATAGTCATTAACACTATTACCATTACTTCTAATTAAATTACCAACATGAGCTACACTAGTCATTAACAACATTGTTGGTAAAATTTTTGACATTCCTGCTTGTAAAGGATTATTTAATCCTTCGTATGCAAATCGTTTTAAAATAGTATTATTAAAAACAGTAGGATATCCTGCAAACTGTACTAACATTTGAGCAGCAGGAGTTCCAAACCATAGAGGTCTATTTCCTTCTGCTGTACTAGGATTTAAAATAATTTCTTTGGTAAATCTATTAGCACCTCTAGTTAAATCTTGTTTATAAAAATCAGCTTCTTTAGCAGTATAAAAATCAAACTTACCATCTTTGGTATTACTTTTATACCAATTTATAGCATCATCTGTTTGAATACCTAAGTCATTTAATTGTTGACTTAAAAACTTTCTTCGTCTTTTTCCTAAATTACCTTCAGCTAATAATCTAGAATTTTTTGTAATTAATCTTTTACCAGTAGTAAATGCAGCTAACTGAACAGCTTTAGTCCATTGAGTTAATAAGTTAACCTTAAAAAATCCTTGTTGTAATGTTTTTGCAAATGAACCTTGTATCCCTTCTCCGACTAAACCTTCTAATCTTTCTTGTACTGCTTGTTCTAAAGCTAATCCAGTTTGATATAGTTCACTCCAAGTTTCATCATTAATATCTTTAAAACCTTTAGTTTTCTTTCGAAGAACTCCTCGTTGAAAACCTTTAATAGTTCTTTCCATTAATTTAGAACCTTCATCTACAATAGACTTTGCAATAATACCTGCTGTTGGCAAAGCATCTGCTGTTCCAACTCTACTTAATAAAATTAATGGCTCAGTAATACTAGATAAAGTTACAAAAGGTAAGTGAGCTAATTGTTGAAATAATTTTCCCCAGTCTGAAAAAATCCTACCACCTGCTGTTCTTTTAAATATACTGTCGGTATAATTTTCTAACCCAGATATTCTTTGAACTAGACCTAAAAGATTTTCTTCAATTTTTCTTGCTTCGTCAGGGCTTACTCCATTTTGTCTTAGTTCTTGAATAATTGGAGTAATCTTGTTTTTTAAAATATCATCAGTATTTCTACCAAAATATTTATTTCTACTTAAAATTTGAGAGTAGTTAGTAAAATAAGTTTCTAACATTGTTTGCACATCATTTTCTAAAAACTCTTCAATTTCATTGTCAGCAATATTAGTAAACTTTCTAGGCTGCATGAAACCACTGCCTTCTGTTCGAACACCTTTTGTTCTTAAACGATTCTCAAAAGACATTTCTCGATAACTTAACATATCAGTAATTATTTCATCAGCTTTTAAATTTCTTGCGTTTTCAATTTGTTCAGCAGTAGCATCAGCTATATTAGCAACTTTACGACCCTCTCGAACTTGAACTCCAGATAATTGTAAAAAATCTTTACCGAAGACTTCTTGGTCAACACCTATAGCATCTTCTTTGATTCCTCTAACTCTTAAATTATCACTTGAGATAACTGTTATTTCTTCAACAGTATTTAATGGGTCAGCATGACCTGAGTTTATTAACTTAGCTTTAAATCGTGCCCTACCTTCAGGATTTGCAAGTGCTGACCTTTTAAAAATTCTAGGTAAATAATTAGAAATTTGCGTAGTGCCTTTTTTAAAAATATTTGCAGCTTGTCCATCAATAAAAGCTTTACTTAATAATCTTTTAGTTTCAATATATGATGCTAAAGTTCCTTCATCAACTTTAACATTCATATTTGTACCATCTTTAAAGTTAATAGTATACGAGCTATCAGGAACTATTTCTTTCCCTTGTCTAGTTCTTACAGTATAATTATTAACATCAAAATCTTCAATGAAACTTCCGGTTACATTTTGACCGGTTCTTTTATCGTAAATTCTAAGATTATCATCCCTTAACATTCTTGTTAAGTTTTCACTTTGTTCACCAAATATTTTAGCTCTAAAGCCAACTCTGTATAAAGTATTAAAAGCTTTTGCTAGACCAAACTGAAAAAAACCATTTATACTACTTAAAAATTCTCCATATGTTTGCGTTGTAATTTCTTCTACACCTTCAGCATTAGGATTTAATTTAATTTGTGTAACTCCATCTTGTCCTTTTGTTAAAGTTGTCATGTAATCATAACGAATAGAAGCTAATAAGTTTTTTAAACTTGGAGCTTTTTTAACTAAACCGACAAATTCAGAAACAGATTTTCCAATACTTCGAGACAAAAACCAATCTAATTTATTATTAGCTCCATCAAAAGTTTCTCTTATTGTATCTTTTTCTAAAAATGTTCCGTCCTTAGACTCAATAACTTCATCAGCTTCAAAATCATCTATGACATCTTTTCGAGAATGATTACTGTTTGTTTCAATAATATCATTTTCATTACTAAATTTATCTTCTTTGTCTTTTAAAACTTGTGGCATATTTTCATTAGTTTCAGAAACTTTAGCAAATTTAGTTCGCATATATCTTGTACCACCAGCTAGTGTGCCAGTAAATGCTGCTCCTAATAGTGTTGATGCTCCAATATCAGTTAACTGCATATCTTCTTTATTTCCTAAATCTATATCAATATCTTGTAAGAAATAATTATGTAAGCCACCCCAAGCAGCTCCTTCAACTGCTCCATACAAAGCAGCTTGTTTTAAAGCTTTATCTTGAGAAATGTTTTTAACTTTAGCTTTTAGTCTATCTTGTAATTTAGCCTTTGCTAACTTACTAGCAGCAGCTTTTGCAGCAGTAGTTGTAGCAGCAGCAGTAGCAACACTTGTACCAGCAGTTGGGATAGCAAATAATGCAGCTACAATATTTAAAGGGTCTGCAAGAACATCTACAGCTATATCTTTAAATGCTCCAAATCTTTCTTTAAAACCACTTAAATCAGTATTGTCAAATCTTTGTTTTAGATAGTTATAATCTTCAATCTGCTCCGGTGTCCAATTATCTGTTTGAAAAGACCTTGACATTGCTGCACTTAGACTGTAATCAGCATCTCTTAGATATTCAAAAATATTATCATTACTACCTACACCTTCTAAAAATCTAGCTGCTCGTGTAGCAAACTCTTCATCTTTAGCTAATGCACTTAAACTAGATTTACCAGTAAAATCTTGTGGTCTATCATAAACTGAAGGTAAAGTTGTTTCTTTAAAAGCTAGAGGAGTTTGTTCGATTATTTCTGGCTCTTCTTCTTCTATTGTAATAGGAACAAGGTCAGACTCTAATCGTTTTTCTCTAGCTTTAATATTATCTAAATATTTTTCAAGTTCACTTTTTGTCATAAAATTAGAGTTGATTTCTTAGTTTTACAAAAAACTCCGTAGGTTTACTTGAAGTTATATCTGCGATTACAGGAGCTTCACCCCTTCGGATTCTTTCAGCTAAAATATTTGAAGCTCGAGAAACTAACGGATTTTCTAATATTAAACTAGAAGAAGGACGTAAACGAGCACCTGTTATATTTAAATCTTGTAATAACTGTGCATCATTACTTTGTTGTAAATAACGCAACTGTTCATTTGAAAGACTTTCTAAATTAATTTTGTTAGCAACATCCAGATATTTTGTTGCTACTTTAACAGTTTGCCCTCGTGGACTTGGTCTAGTTTCAGTAACATCAATCGGTTTATCGTCAATAATTGTGGCTCTGCCGACTGTTTGTAAATACTTTTCAAACTCATCACTTAATATAAACTCTTCAGCAGACATATTATATGGACTTGGAACATTTCTATCCAAATCTGCTAATCTTAATTCTTTTTGTTTTTCATTTAATTTATCATTATTTTGAATATTTAATACTTCGGCTGCATACATATTTTTTTTGTTTTCAATAGATAGCTGTCCCCAATGCTTATCAATAGTATAACTTTCTTTGTTATTTGTAGGTCTTACAATTCCTTGACCCAATAATGAAGGAATAATACCTTTGTATCTATCATAAATAACTGTAGGAACATCATCTTGAGGATTATAACCCTCTCTTTTTCCAAATAGATTAACACCTTTTGCTGGATTTTCAGTAAATCCTTCACTAGCAGCTAATACTAAAGCATATTGATATCTATTATCATATACACTCATAAAATTTTTAAATTGATTAAATGTCATATTACCATCTTTTTGATATGTATCTTCAAATACTCCTTTTTGAAATTGTTCATATTCACTATTCTTAGGGTCTAAACCAACTGCTAAAGTTCCAGCATCTATCGTTAATATCTCTCTTTCTGCGTCTGTTATATCTGTAAATAAATATTTTAACTCTTGTTCTCCTAATATTTTCGCATCTTTATCATCATCTCTATCTTGAATAAATTTTAAAATTTGAGCACGTTTATTTTTTGCATCTTCTGCAAAATTTCCTATAAGAACAGCATCTCGTACTCTATTTTTTTCATTTGCTTTTGATTGATAAACTAATTCTAAAGAATCTCCAGTTTTTAAAGATTCAACAAAAGCTTTATCAATAAATTGACTTGCGATTGAACCAAAATCAACTTGAGATAATACTTTATTTAAAGAAGGATTTTGAAATACTTTTTCATCAACTGTTCTAAAAATATTAATCCCACCAGATTCTTTTGCAGTTTTGTTGCCTGTAAAATTTAAAAAAGAACTAAGGACATTAAAAATATTTCCTTTATCTCTTGCTTCGTTTGCTAATCTTCTAAATTCATTGTTTTCTATTTCATTTAACTCAGTTAATTTTAAATTTCGTGCTTTTTGAAAAAGAGCAACTCCGTCTAAATTTCTATCTTTAAACAATCTTTTAAGTTCATCAATACCATTTTTATAATTAGATTGTTTAGTTACAGGGTCTAATTTTAAATATTCATCTAAAATATTTGAAGCTACAATAGTTTTAAGTGTATTATCATTAGCTGAATTTTTAGCATCTTCTGGATTAATTCCTTGTAATCCATATAATTCTTCATAGACTTTCGCATGTCCAGCATTAACTCTAAAACGAAAAGTATTAAAAAAATCACTATCTAAAAAAGACTCTTTAAATTTAGTTATTTCTTCCTCAGTATTTAAACTAACATTAGGATTCTTTTTTAAATATTGTTCTTCAAATGTAAATAAGGGACTTACAATATTACCATATTGATTAATTTGTTTAGTTTGATAGTCATTATCTTGCGTATTTAATTTATATAAATCATCTAACTCTTTAACTCTTCTTTTATAAGCTGATTTAAAAATTCCTTGTCCTGCTAATAATAATCCTAAAGCTTGTTGGACTCTTTCACTTTTTTTATTTTCTTCTTGTTGTCTACGAACTTGCTCTTCTTTTCGAGTTAACAATGATGTACCTAATTCTGCAACAGACATATCATTGTAATTATCCATTATTTCACTAAATTTTTGTACCATAATTATACCCTTGGTTTACCTAATAAACTTTTTTCTTTTTCTTGTTTACTTAAAATACTAGCTCTTATTTTACTTGTATCTAAATTATCTATTTTATCTTGAATATCTTTACCTACAACTGCTGGATTAATATTTGGAATTTTAACATCCTTAAATCTACCACCTTTAGCAACAAAGTTTTTTACATTCTCAGCAGCTTCTTTTGGGTTATCAACATCTTTATCTAAGTTTACATCATCGTCTCTAGATAATACAGGGTCAATACCAGCTTTTTCAGCAATAGCTAATAACATATATGCTGTAGGTTCAAGCTGAGTTAACATCATATCTGGATTCATCTTTCCTTTTTGGAAGCCTGTCATCATTAGCATTTGAGCTATATCCATAACTGGAATACCTTCTGACATAAGTTTTGTAACAGTTGTAAAGTTATCTTCTCGTAACAAATCTAAAAATATTTTTTCTGTTAATTGTTTTTGAGAAGTAAACTCAGGAGGATTTTCCCACGGATACTTTTGTTCTGGATTATTTGTTAAAGACTGTCCCGGTATTGGACCATCAAATAAATGTTCAGCCGAGTTAGGATGTAAACTATTTTCATTACTCATATATTAATTTCCTCCTAAGTCTTCAAAAGAAAAACCATAGTTATTACTAGAATGAGCTAGTTGTAATTTTTCTTGTAAAGGCATTATTGATAGTATTTTTTTATCCATATTATAAATATTTTCTAACCACATATCATAAGGATTAGAACTTCTAGATATAGAATTTAAATCAATAAATCCAACAGGACCTGTACTACCAAGAGTTTTACTTGGATTATACGAAGTATTTAATATATCATCGGCAATATTAGAGTAATAATCTTTTTGATATTGTAATTGTTGTGCATTGTAGTTTGCAATAGCATCATCTTCTTCGAGCATAACTCCTCCAGCTTTTTGAATTGCTGAAAGTTTTTTACCTACATCATATTCTTTACTTTCTCCAATATAGTCTTTCCAACTTTGATTTTCACCTTTACCTTCTAATAAACTAGGCTTACCACTTTCTACTACATTTTTAGTTGTTTCTTCAAATAATTCAGGAAAAGCTTGTTTTCTTACTTCATCAGCAGTTGTTAAACCATCATCAATAGCTTTAAGAACATCGTCAGGATTTAACCCTAACTTTTCTGCTGCATCTTTTACAGGTACTGTAGATTCTTTTATAAAACCACCAGTTACTTCACTTACAAAATTTCTAAAATCAGTCCCTGTTCTACCACGACTTACTGCATTGACACCATATTCAATAGCATCGGTAACTCTATTAAAAACCATGCCTGTTCCATCTTTAATTAAAGAACCTGCTTTTCTAATAGGTGTAACTACAGCATTAAAAAAATCTTTTATTGGAGCAGGAATCCACGTTGATAAAGTGCTTCCTAGTCCCGGTAAAATAAATGATAATGCAATCGTGCCTAAAGGTCCAAATTTACCTAGTCCTCTAGCTAAACTTTTAAAACCTTTTTTAATCTTACGACCAAGACTACGTATACCACCAGCAATTTTTTTACCTACTTTTCTTATAAATCCCATATTATACTCCTATTAGTCTAACCAGCCTTCAACTAGTTGTGTAATTGCTGTTAGATTTGTACTCCAAGAACTATTCTTTGCAGTAGCTCCTTCGTTTCCTAGTGCAGCAATCATTAAAGATGCCTTACGTTGTTCATCGTTATCCCATCTTTTAAAATTATAATCTGCTTCGTCTCTTAACTCTTGCCATAAAAAGTTTTGAGCAGCACTTGATAATCCAAATGCATTTTGTGCGTTTTGTTGATTAACAGCATTTATAGCTGCTGTATCGGCTGTATTACTTTGTCTTCTCCATTGAACATTAGATTGAGCTATAGCTGTTCTATTTGTAATATTAAATTGTTCTCTAGCTGCTGCTTGAGCTGCATTAAACTTTGATATCTCATTATCTAATTGTGCTTGTAATCGTTCTGCTTCAAATTCTTGTTGTGCTCGTCTAGCTTCAGCTTGATTTATTTGAGTTGTATTAAACTGAGCCATAGCATTAGTTTGTTGAGCATTAAAAGTTTGAATTTGATTATTTAAACTTGCCATAAACTGATTAGTTTGATTTTCACTTGTAGCATTAAATTGTAATGCTGCGTTTTCTGCTGATTGATTAGTTAATAATCTTTGTTGTATTTGTTGTGATTTAACAATATTTGATTGCTGTTGATTATTTAAGTTTTGTAAATCAGTAGCTAAAAAAGCTTTAGCATTTTCAATAGCAAACTTTGTATTCTGGTCAGCTTCTGCTAAATTTTTTTGTGATAATAAAACTGCATTTTGTAAAATTCCTTGCTGTTCAAACGAAGCATTTTGAATACTTGCTGTTTGTAAAAATTTAGAGTTATTAATAGCTCTTTGTTGGTCAGCACTAAATTGTGCTACATCTAATTGAAATACATTTTGAGCATTAAACAAAGCAGTTTGTTGTGCTCGTTCTGCATCTTTAAGTGCTACAGTAGCTTCAATAGATTTTTGTTGTGTAACACTTTGTTGGATAGCTTGTGCATTAGCTTGAGCTATTGGTAATGCAGACGTTATAATAGCATTTAATAATGCATCTCGTCCAACTGTAGATGCTTCTAGCCCTCTTTGAGCTAACATCTGTTCTACTGAAGCTACTGCTGGAGCAGCCCAAACAGGAACTTGTCCTTGTTCGATACCTTCTAATAATCCATTTAACTGATTAGATACGAGAGCTTCTTCTGGTAAACCCTCAACAATTCCTCTTTGCTCTTCAGTAAAGTCAATTAATCGAGCTTCTAAATCTTCTGGATTACTCCCTAGTTCTAATATTTCTTCTTCAGATAATCCTGCATTTCTTAATTGTTTTCTAGCTCTACTAATCTTAGCAAGTGTTGTTCCACCAGCTTTTGCAGCTTGAGCTTTAGCTTCTGGACTTAAAACTCCTATAACTCTTTCTTGTAAAGCTCCCGGTAAAACATTAATCTCAGCAGCTTCAATCGTTGGAACTGCTTGAACTCCAGCAGCTTTTGCAAGAGTTTCTCCTATCTCTGGAGATACACTTCCGGATGCAGCTTCTACTACAGCATTAACTGGGACTTTAGCAACATCTTGTGCATCAATCGTAGCAGCTTCAAATGCTTTAGGTTCAGCAGCTTTAGCAACATCATCAATCGTAGTTACTGTTTCTGGACTTATAGCTCCTACTGTAGCTGCTTGAGCTTCTTTAGTTGTCTTCATTTGTAAGTCTTGAATTTGTTCTTGACTTATCTCTGTTCCTGTCCTATCTATTTTTTTAGGTTGTGGAATACTTGGTATATTTTCTGGGATTACACCACTAGCTAAATCTTGAGCTTGTTGTCCTGTTTCTTCTATTCTTTGTTCTCTTTGTTGTTGAAAAACTGACTTAGCTGGGGCTGGAGTTGGTGAAGGTGTTGGTATGTTAAAAGGTCCTCGTCCTGTATCTCCATTATCTTCTCTATTCATATTCCTCATGTTTTCTCTGTTTCTTGCAATTTGTTCAGACCTAGATAACTGAGCAGTTGCAGGAGTAGGAGCTGGTGTTGGGGCTGGTGTTGGAGCTGGGGTAGGTGTAAGAGCAACAGGTTCACCTACTTGTTGATTTTGTAAATTTTGACCAACAGTAGGGTCTATTGCAACTTGTCTACCTTCTTGATAAGCAACACGACCACCAGTACGCATATCTACACGTCCACCAGTAGTATAAAGAGGTCTATACTTTTTATTTCTTTTTTTCTTTTGTTTTTTTGCCATTTTTTTTCCTACGTTTTTCTAGAGTTAGAAAAAGAATAGAGACAACAGGAATAGAAGTTTTTTTATGCTTCATATATATTTTACTTTACTTCAAAGAGTTTGTCAAGTTTTTCGTCTATTTTTTCTATTCTGTCCATGATGTCTTGCATATCATCACGTAACTCAAATTTTGTAACATATTCTTTTGCTATCTCTTCACGAGTTTTATTTAAGAGTATGTCTTGTCTTTTTAACTCTGTAGCATTTTGTCTAATCTGAAACCAGATAGGAGCAAGTACTAAAGTTATTAAAACATTCCAAATTATGTAAGGCGATACTTCCATTAGCTTAGTTCTGGAAACTCACCAAGAGGTCTTGTATATACTGGATTTTCTTCAGTTCCAGTATTAGTGTAAACATACAAAGCTGCCAAAGCATCTACATCTGCTGCATTATCTATTTGGGTACACATATCATTAGCTTTTGTACGCACACTAGCTCTCCAAGTTTTAATATTGCTTGGCATAGCTGTACCACCATCAGTTTCTCTAATAACCATCCAATCCGTATCTAATAAAATACTACCTGCTTGTTTATTTATATTTTCTTTAGACTGATATTTTAAACCTCTAGTAATATTACCATCTTCATCAGTAACATCATTTAAAGATTTAGCTGTAGCTGTACCATAAGTTGCAGTTACTGTATCACTTGCAAAATTAAAAGATTGATTAGTATTTATATAATACTTTGAATCTTTTAAATTTGTATTATCAATTACTATTGAATAAATACCTATACTTTTAAGTTCTGATTCTGACCAAATTTCAAAAATATTACGGGGATATTTAATATCTCCTATTGTTAATTGTGTAGGTCTTGTAAAGATTTTACTTATACTACCTGATTCTACTAATGCCCACATAATTTTATATTACCTCATAAAGTTTTTATTAATTATTTTATCCTATGTTGCAGGACCTGTACTACCTGCTGTTGTAGGAACACCTGTTGATGTTACAAATGGATTTTTTGCCCATGCCATGTAAATAAAAGTACCACCACTTGCTCTCAAATCATCACCACCTCTTATTTTAAAACCATTAGATACTCTATCTATTGGTCCGGGTGCAGAGTCGTAAACTGCTGCTGATGAATTTGCACTTAAAAATACACCATCCGGACCATTCATTCTCCAATCTGTAGTTCCACCAGCAGCTTTCACTATTACAAAAGCTGGTTTGAATCCTGTGTAGATGAACGGACCATTAGAGTCGCCATTACCAACATACTTACCAAACTTGCTGTAGCCTTGTTTTTCTGCGAAGCAGTAGCATATTTGGTCTTGACCACTTTGATTGATTGCTGTTGCTGTTCCAATAGAAAAAACAGATGTAGTTGGGTCTGTTTGTGTCCAAATTGAATCATTAGCTGTAGCAGCAGAAGAAGAATTTAGATTTAAAAAATCATAATTATTTGTTGTTTTATGATGTTTTACAGACCAATTAGCAGATGAATCTAAATTTTTCTGAATAATCATCACAGGTATTGCTCCTAAACCATGACCAACTGTTGCTGTTGAGCCTGTTCCCGTAAATTTAACAATACTAAATCCTGCTGTGGTGTTAGCTTGTACTGTAGAAGTTATAGAGCCATCTGTGTTAGAAGCTGTCGTTCCACCACCTGCAACCCATTGATATGCTACATAAGTTGCAGAATTTTGATTATGACCACCATCTGAACCTACTGTAAATCCATCTGTGTTAAAAGCTGTTAAACCTTGAGCAGTAGTTGTTTCTGCTGCTGAGCTTTGTGTTTGTATAGCTTCTTGAACACCTCTTGTTGAGTCATATATCTTATGACCACCTGAACTTGACCTTTCTTTAATCCAAACCCAATCAGGTTTAAAATTACCTGCATTAGCATCATTTGTTACGCTATGCGAACTACCTGTGCCTGTATATAGCTGACTATGAAAATATGCTGAAGGGTCGTCTATTGTTGTATATACAGCCATCTATCCTCCGTATTTTGCTAAATTTTTAGTGCATATTGCATAGTAGTCATAAGTTCCATCATTGGGTGAATATTCAAAAGTTCCATATCCATTTGCATCGCTTTGCGAACTAGATATTGTATATACTCCATAACCACCTAAATTATATTGAACGTCATAACTTCCATAGATTGCATGAAAAGGAAAAACTTCTCTTGTAGTAAAACTAGTAGATTTACTCGCTAAATCAATAGTACTTCCATATGAACTGCCATTTTTAAACCATCTTAATGTTTTGGTACTACTTTCTAAATCTAAGAATACTCCAATAATATTATCGTTTGCCATATTACCACCACCATGAGAAGAAGTGCTTTCACTTCCACCATAGTAAAAAATATCATTACCATCTCCTTTTCTGCAATAAGTGGAGTTGTTTGATTGTGCATTACCTGAACCTATGTTGCTTTCGCCTTGTGTTTGTATGCCTGTAAATCCTGCGTTGTTTGCATCAGGAATTTTGACTTCCCAATACCATCTGCCATTTTGCAATCCTACAGAACCTTTAGCACCTTGCCATTGGTTTTGTGAGCCTGTAAGTTTTGATGCACCATCACTAATTGTTAAATTATATGCATAGTTCCATAAAGGATTAAATGTCGCAAAATTATTAGTAGGTGTATCTGTAGCTTGTCTAGCTGCACCATTTGTTATACCTGAACCTCGATTATTAGAGTCATTGTTATTACCACTAAAATCCTCTCCCATGTCGGTTGAATCACTAAAGTTGTAATAGTGTCCTAAAGTTCCATATGAGCCTGTATATTCTTTTGGCTTCCATATTCCACTATCACTATCTGTTTCACCAAACTCTGTGTGAGCAACAGTTGAACCATCTATAAAATGATATTCAGCTATATATCCATTAAAAGCAGTAGAGTAATCAAAAGCTGCACTACCAATATAATTATATACACCTGTAGTTCTAAATGCAGATAGGTCAACATTTTGATTGCCATAATCTTCTGTTGCCCAAGAGGTTATTTTTTCTCCATTGATATACACATTTACTCTATCACTTGCTGTTGCTTGTGTTGAATCTATCTGAACTACAATATGATACCACGCTGATAAATCTCTAAACACTTGATTAGAAATTAAATTCATAGAAGTATTATCATCATACATTTGTAATTGGTCGCTTGTAGTAAAGTAAACTGCAAAAGCAACTCCACCTGCTCTATAGTCAAATAATCTTGGGTAATGACTGCTTTCTGTTAAAGCTGTCCTTTTAAACCAACATGAAACAGTTAATTTTCTTGCATTTGTTCCAGCATTTGAATTAGCTGCCCAACCATCACTTGTTGCTATTTGATTATAAAAAAGACTATTAGCATCTGCATAAGTTCCAAGACTTGAAAACATAATAGAATTACTAATTTCATAACCTCCAGTAGATACGCTACCTCTATTAGCTGTTCTTTGCAGAGTTTCCATATATTAGCTTTGTGTTAAGTTTTGACTGATGCCTATATTTTGCCATTTATTACCATTGTATCTAAAAGCATAGATATCTGTTTTAGCATCTGTAGCAGTTTGAGTTGGAGTTTCATCGCCTACAAACTCAAAGATTGCATTCCATGCTAAAGTGTATGGTCCACTTGATGCGTGTTGAGCTACCTCAATACTTATAATAGCTCCTTCGACTGCATTACTTGGTGCAGATATTGTAGAGTTTTCTTCTAGTAATAAGAAAGCATTAGCTGCTGCTGCTGCATCCCAAGATACTGTACCATCTGTTAAAGATACTTGAGATATGTTTGCAGAGGTTTGTGATGTTACTACACCAGAAGTATTTAAAGTTCCATCTATATCTGTGTTGTCTAAGTTAGCAGTTCCATCAACATCTATGTCTCCAGAAACATCTAAACTTACTGCATCAACTTCACCGGCTACTGTTAATACTCCATCAGCAACAGTCATTAAATCTGTATCGTCTGTATGACCAATAGTAGTACCATTAATAATTACATTGTCAACTGTAAGTGTTGTAAGTGTACCAAGACTTGTAATATTTGATTGAGCTGCTCCTGTTACTGTAGCTGCTGTTCCTGATACGTTACCAGTTACATCACCTGTTAAATTTGCTACCAATGTTCCGGCTGCATAGCCTGTAGCACTTGTATTAACTGTTGTGCTAGGTTGTGTTTGTGTATCTACAAATAATCTAAAGGTATTATCAGTAGAAGCATCAAAAAACAAACCTGCATATTTAGTTGTACTAGATTCTACATACTTACCATAAAAACCAAAGTCTGTAGCATTACCACTATTATTATTAGATAATGCTTGGAAGTTAGAGTTAGATACTGTTGCACCTGTTTGTGTTGTACTACCAGTAACTACTAAGTTTCCTGCAACTGTTAAGTCGTTAGCAATAGTTATATCATTAGATAACTTATCACCTGTAACTTGGTCGTCTGCAATATGAACTGTGTCGATTGAACCATCAGCAAGTTGAGCTGAATCAATCGCATCGTCTGCTATCATAGAGTTTACAATAACATCACTACCGATTACAAAGTCTAAAGTATTATCACTATCATCATAGGTTACTGATATTCCAGTTTCTGTGTTAGAACTAACCATAGCACCAACAGTATCTGAAATAGTTTCAGCAAGTGTTGTACCATTAACTGTAATAGCATCAGCTTCAAGTGTACCATCTACATCTACATCGCCTGAAATATCTAAACTTGCAGCAGTTAAAGCACCACCAATAGTTAAGTTTCCAGAGCTAGGATTATATGTAAAGCCTGTATCAGTTTCTAATCCTTGACTTCCAGTAGCACCATCAACAAATACAGGGAATATAGTTTCATCTGTACTGTTATTAGCTGATACTGTTACAGAGGTAGCAACTGCTGCTGTACCTGTAATATCACTAGATGTTAGTGCAAGTGTACCTGTAGTAGCTGGTAAAGTAAGTGTAATATTACCACTAAAAGCAGAGTGAGCAGGTGCTTGTAATCTTGCATAGTGAGCATTTGAAGACTCACAATAAAAATCTACATATGATTGTGTACCACCATTTTTAATAGCAATAGCACCTTGA